ACCACCCAAACAATGTTACTCATTGCAAAAAGGCATTTGTTAAAAGATTTGGCAGTCAGAAAAGTTTATTTGAAATTATGTGCTTATCTATGGAAGAAGAAGGGTGCACCATGCCAGATATTAAAGTGTATTTAGCTATTAGAGGTACAAGCGCATGAGTTACAAATTTACATTGCCAATTTACGGCGTAGCAAAACCAACAAAGAGCGCTAAAAACCCACCCATTAATGTTGGTTGGTATAGGAATGCCCATTATCGAGGTAGCAACGATGCCAAGATTAAATTCAAAAAGCTAATTCAGGACCAGTTAGATCAATTCGATAAAATAGAAACGCCAATTAAAATTAAATATACTTATTATGCAAAGGCTAATAACTCGCCCGACTTAGATAATTTTGTTGGCACCGTAAAAAAGTTCTTTCAAGATGCGTTAGTGGAAAGCGGATTGATTGAAGATGACAGCGTTAATTTTATCGTGGCAAGCTCTGAAAGCTATGGAGGAATAGATAGGGATAACCCCAGAGTTGAAGCTGAGGTTATCGAGTTGAATATCTAAATCAAAAGGCGGCATTGCTGGTATTGCTTGTTGTAATGAGCATATATTAAATACTATCAACAGTGTCTATATTAAGCCGTGTTCTCAATAAAAAGAACTAACTATTAGTTAAACCTAGTTAATTCTAGATAAATATTACAATTAACTAGGTTTAACTAATCCATCGATGGGCTGAACTATATATTCAACTTCAATAACCGATCTGATGCTGTCAAATGGTGTTACCGTCCCCTCTATGAATATATCTATTTCGTCAGTCCCCCCGTTATAAACAGCAGTTAGCGCCATTACTAGTGCATATGAACCAGTTTGACCTACGCTATTATTTACTATTTCTGTAACGCCTGATATCTCAGCAAGAGTTATAGCTTTGTCAACTTGGACAACCCATTCAGAATAGTTTAAAACTCTGTTTTGATAACCCGTACTACTAGCCTTTACTTTAACCATAGTAGTTTGTGTTTTGCTTGCATTGTACGCAGGAACTGTTACAGATGCTACAAGTGTAGGTGTGCTAGCTGAACCCATGAAAATAGTCTTGTAGAATGATGACGGTCTAGCTCCGCGTGTAAAATCTACATCACCACCAATCACTGTTATTCTATCGTCTTCATCAGCCATAACAGGGCAAGGCACGCTATTAGTTGAATTAATGAATCTAGAGCAATTTACATTTGTCACCTTTACATTTCGATGCGTTGAGAATGACTTTATACCCTGGGTAGATCTAGCTGTTGATTCATCTATACCCTGCCCATCAAACACTACGGGTGAATCTTCCATGTTAAAGTTAGGGCCAGAAATCGACACAGTACGGCCTGTATGTCTGCCAATTTGCTTTATTTGAGTTCCTTTTACTGTCATCCCAGAAGCAGATATATCATTATTATCTTGACCTGAAGCATGACTAATCGGGTATTGCACGCGCTCTATGTAGCTATTCGTAACTCGAACAAAAGCTTTGCCTGTTGTACCTACACCTATACCCGTTAAGCTGTCAGTATCCTCGATGTCACATGTATCGACAACACCATTAGATTCACCCCTGAAGTTTAATATTGCTTGGTTTGCCCTAGCTAATCCGTAAATACCTGCACCGAATAGTGAGCATCTAAACAGGTTTATTTCATTTACCACATCATCAGTACCATCTGCATTAATATGATCACCACCAAAAACAAAGTCACAATATTCAAAATTAAAGGTGTATGCGGTTTTAATCCTAAAAAGGATTTCAGGCATTTGGGCAACGCTAGTTAAGTTTTTTGATTCGACTCCTACGTTCTTCACTGATGATCTTTGCGCGAACCCATCGGCAAATAATGACCCGTCAAAGTCAAAGACAGAGTTGCTAGCGTTTGTTACAAAGGTTGGCCTAATTATAAATTTAGAATACCATCGAGACACGCCCTCTATTTGAATAGGTGCGGTAAATGTTAAAGTGCTTGATATTGGATAAAGGCCAGTTGGGAAGTACAACTTATACCCACTAGTTACATAGCCTTTAAACGCTATTGATTGCCTAGCTTCTTGAGCAAAGTCAATAGCGGCTTGAATAGCTGCAGTGTCATCATAAGTAGTTACATCATTATCCCATGACCCTTTAGCGCCCCAGGCTTTCATATTTATAATATCTCCAACTATACGGAGAACTAAGGCCAGTGTTGGCACTCCAGTACACTGGATGATATTATACGTATTAGGTGTTACGCTTGATGTTAAAGCAATATCGCCACTCGCGCCGCCACCATTACCCGTAGTTCGCTCCTTCCATGTGATTTTTTTACCAACAGGAAAGTTAATTAGGCTTTCGACTGCTGATGCCGGATCGCCCTCTAGCGTATCAAACTCATAAGCTTGTGATAGGTCGTTTATTAACTCTGCTGTAACACCTAGAGTCTGAGATGGTTCTATAAACTCATCTCCCGTACCCTCTTTTGATATTATATCGTATGTGCCAGGGTTAACTTTAAAAAAATAATTCCCGTTATCGTCAGCCGTGACAGGGTTAGCTATCGGAGCATCGTTTACATCAAATAAGCTAGCTGTTGCTCCTGTGCCTGGCGGAATAGATGCAACCCTTACCGTCACCAATGTACCGATAGATGCGTTTAAATCTACTTTGCTTGTCATAGGGTCAATAGCGTCATTTCTTGACACTGCGATACCGTTATATCCAATCATGTTTTTACCTTATGTTTATGGGTGTGAGCCATTACCGTTTATGTATCTTGTTGGTGTTGTCCCGAAAAGAACTACTGTAGCGCCTGAATCCAAAACACCATTACCAGCACCACCACCAAACAGTATACCAGAATCGCCGTCCTGACCCCAGCCGCCACCATCACTACCATTTTCACCACTGTTAGGTATTAGCACTTGACCAGCGCCACCGTTTCCACCATTACCAATGATATCACCATTAGTTCCATCGAAATACCCGTTGCCGCCAATGCCGCCAGTCCTACCAGCGCCACCGCCACCACCGCCGCCCTCAAGTATTAATGATGGGTTTATTGTGAAGTCTGCGCCGCCAGCACCGCCGCCACCTGGTGCGCGTATATACCCATCTGCAACCGGGTTAGATGCCGAAGGGGTGGCGCCAGAAAAGTATATGTCAGTATCAACGCCTTGTGCGTTATATACAGTACCACCGTTAACGCCTATTTCATCGCTATTACCACCTCGGCCACCTTGAGCTTGTCCGTCAAAACCATTAACTAATATTATAATTATCTTTGAACCAGGAGCGAACGCGCCAGCCCTGAAGCCGGTAGCACCGAAAGAGTAAGACGTTAACACGAATGTTATAGTTACCGCTGTAGATGGCGCACCGGCAAGTATGTATAGATTTGACTCGCTTAGCGGTGAATCCAAAACTATCTAGTCATCGCGTTAACTTTGTAGTGGCGGCCATCCTTTGTATACATTGGGTTTATTTTCAATATCTGCGACCTAACGTTACTAGATGGTGAGCCGTCAGCCGCTTGGTCTACGGTTGTCCTCATATCTACAACGTCACCAGTACTAAAGTTTAAATGGCGCTCATCAGTAATAAACGTTCTGATAAATGGCGTAAACTTAAACCTACTAACGTACCTCTGCACTAACAAATCAGCAGCATTAGTACCTATAAGACTATTGCTTTTGAATAGCTTATCCTTGTGCTTACCAAAGAATTCACCACCAATTATTGTGTTATCTGAAAACTGCGAGCCTTTTTTATAGCTTGATACGCTATCATCATCTGCTAGATTTCTTTTATCATAAAGTACTAGCGCCCTAGACGCCCTTATTGAATCTTGAGGTTTTTTAGTTATCGTGTATGCGTTTATCTCTTTACCTTCAACAAGTGTAGATGATGATTGTTTCCACACACTTATGGCTGATAGTTTTGCTAGATTCTCTGTGGTTGAGAACCACAAATCCATTAGAAATCCAGACAGAACCTTTTTCAATACATCATTCACGCTTTCTGATTCGCTATGAAGTGTGTTTATTTTATCTGTTGCGTGCCACTCCGCCACTTCATCAGCCCATTCAGTGGCCGGTATTAATGAGGCATCAAAATCTGACTCAACTAGTACTCGCGCTATGAAGCTATCAATTGTTTCATTATCTGAAAGCTCACACAGGAATACTTCATCGCCTGAGCTATGATCATCAGCGCTCGTCTTAGTTAGCAATTCACCTGATATTGTGGCGAATATATCGCTACCTCTTGTGTTAACGGTTAGTGACGCAGTGGGTAGTAAGTTGTCAGTAACTCCGGTTATTTTAAAGAATTCATCACCTATTCTAACAGCGAAAACTCCCGAGTAATCGGTATCCCCATCAACAGGCAGAGATGTTACTGATGAATCGATATCTTGACGTAAAAAACTCTGTGTTGCCACTGGCCAAGTTTTCTCATTAAGATTAGCTAATGATAGTACATCTTTACATGCTAGCGTCCACGTCCCTTTACTACCTGCAATAAAGGAGTTTGCAACATAGTGCCTAGTTTGTGCGCCATTAACTAGGTCAACCGTTCCGTCAGGCTCTACCCTGTAAAGCTTTAATCTTACAGCTTTGTTTTCGAATATCTGTCTCGCAGATAATTTACCAAAGAATGATCCTTGAGTTTTTACTGTTGGCGTAACTCCCGGAGCATCAATGTTAGGGTCTTGCTTTTCATCATCAGTAAATACTATCTTTAAAGAGCCTCTGCTTGATAGGCCATCGCCAGGCTTTAATTCCGTGGCAGTTTCACTGATTGATTTTATTACACGCCAAGGGCTACCGGGTAAAGGTACTGGGCAATTCTCATTTGTGAACTTGTATGTCTTGTATTCTCCGGCCCATGCTTGGTCACAGGTTAATGGGGTACCAAACCCAGGAGCGCCACCGATGGTACATGCACCAGTGATAACGGGGAGGTCTATTTCTAGTACCTCGAAATGCTCCTGCATTCTCATTGTTCTTGTTGCTTCAAAAGATGACATTTTATAACCCGTTGTAAGCTGTGAATTTTAATGTGATAACGTCTAGCTTTCTTGTTTGGCCATGCGCGCCGATGCCGTGTTTAGGGTCAAAGCATATATAACTAGACTCCGGCTTATCGCTCTGCTCTTTAATAAAGAACGGTTGATCAAAGCTAAAATCAATAAAGTCTTGCCATACACCCTCTGCAAATGCTGCCGTTTGGTTTGGTAGTGATAGATTACCCATTAGCGCCACTGACTTCCTCGTTCCTGCTACTGGTCCTACTTGCAGGTTAGTGGTTGTCTTTTGTGTTGTGTGGCGATTTAACCATGCGCGCTTATATCCTGCTTGCTCACCAGTTGGCACTACTATGTGACGTCCAGCGGCGATAAAACTAACTGTGGTTTGGTGTGTATTGGGCACAGTGACAAATTTAACAATCAAGTCTTGAAACGCTTGCGCAGGAAACGTAAACATAATGTTATGATTACCTATCAGGGTGGTATCATTGTATAGCTCGATAGTTGCTTGTGTTAATGTCGCAGCAGTGTGACCAGATATAGCTACATAACTAATGTTTGTTTGTGCACCGTAGCTAACAGCAAAGTTAGCCACATTGGTTCCGCAAGTATAATTCAATGAGTGGTCGGGGTCTGAGATATTACTCGCAGTCTCACCCGCTCCCGCATCGGTTATTGTTGGCACTTGGTCTATTAGTACGTTACTGGTTGATATCGACAAACCGTCAGCAAGGACTCGGCTCGCTGTATTGCTAATTATTGGCATTAAAAGCGCCCCTCTTCTTGTCCTTTGTTTATCATGTTCGCTATTGTATCAATCAGCTCATCTCCGCTATCAGTTGCGAATCTAATTTGTTGTACTGATGAACCGCCAGTAGTGTCTGCAACAGTTAAATCTAGTCCCGTAGTTTCTGGCTGGAAGTCATCCTGTGGTGGTTGTTGTGATGATACTCCACCACCGCCACCTGAGATAGTACCGCCGCCTTTACCGGCGCTTTTAATATTATTAAGTTGCGTAAGGCCGCTTGCCACTATTACAGCTGACTGCCCAAGCGCCACCCAAAAGTTATTTTCAGCAAAGGCACGCTGAACACCCGCCGCTGTATCCATCACCACTAACGCAGACCGAACCGCTTTATTATCTTCAAGGTAAGTTTCAGATAGCTTGCTTGATGCTGTTATGAAATCCTTATATACACCAGCACGTTGCTTCTTATCAAGCTTCTCCCAGTCGGTTAATTGCTTACCTCCCCTTACCGTTATCTCTAACACTTTACTTTGGTTTTGCTCCATGCCATCAGCCATGCCATCAGCTATGTTTTTACCATACTGAACGCCAAGCTCGTAGAAGTCCTCGCCGACAAGCTCGTTCAGTCTCATAGCGGAGTTTCCGGCCGCATCAGCTAGGGCAGCATCAAACGTTTCCGTTCCATTTACGAAGTCAGTTAGCGCAGCCTGTGCGACACTTATTAGCCCGCCCCATCCGGCAGCTATAACATTAAACGACTCAATTGTTTTCTCCCCAAGGAACGCTGTTACATTTAGGGCTTTGATTATTTCTTCTGAGTAGTCAGCAACAAGTTGCCTTGATTGGGCAGCAAAAGACCCGCTAAATTTATCGAACTCCTTACCAACCTCTCTGATTTTTTGAACGTCAAGCTTCGATAGCGTAGTGTTTAAATCTGAAAACTCACCAGTTAGGCTTTTCATTGCATCGCCACCGTTAAGTAGTAGCGGTATTAAATCAGTTGTATCTGATGCCATACCCTCAAGAGCAAATGACATTTGATTGGCCCCAACGCCAGCGGCTTGCATTTGATTCACCATTGCTTGCAATACTTCAGTGCCTGACATTGTAGAGAATCGCTGCGCCAATACCTCGGCCTCTTGCGATGTTATTTTCATTATGTCAACGAAATCTTGAAAGCCACCGCCGCCGGTAGTAAGGAATTCACCAATTTTTTCGTTGGTGTCCTTGCCGATATCACCAAGCTTTTCAAGTGATACGCCTACCGTGTTAGTAGCAAAAGCCATTTCCTGTAGGCGCTCAACTGAATCACCAGTACGATTAGATGCAACCTCTAATTCTCTCGCGAAATTAGATGCCTCCTTAACAGCGGCACCAACGGCGGCAGCAACAGCCAGGGTGGCAGCAGCGGCAGCGGCAGCGCCCTTGGTAAAGTTCGAAAATGATTTATCTGTTTTTTTAACTGAGCCGTCAAGTTCGTCAAGCTTCTTGTCAGTCTTTGATAAGGCGCTGTCGAGCTTTGCGGTTTTAGCGTCAAGCTCAACTATTAGTTTCTCTGTAGCCATTCGCTAGTAGCTCCGTTTTGTTTTCGTTCGTAGTTAAGCATTACAGTCAAGTCTATTTCAGAATTGCTTTGCTCTGATAAGCAACTGATTTCAACTAAATCTAATTGCCACGCCTCGCTTGGTGCTATCTTTAATTCTTTTACGCAGTACTTAAAGTAATCCCAGTATTTAACGCTGAATTCTTCTATTTGTACGTACGATTGACCTAGGTAATTACTTTTTTTTTATCAAGTTCCGCATAGTATGAACTGACATCGATAGCCAGCTGAAGCATAACCATAGGCCAAGGCTCGCACATGTCAGTGTCGTTATCGGTAGGCATCCAGCTAACTCGAAACATAGCGTCTTCAATTTCAGCCAGGGGAATACTCTTATCCTCCTGAACTATTAAGCAATGAAATAGTTTAGCTGCAACATCAGTAGACTCCATACCAAAAGCACTCTTGAGCCTTTCAACTAAACTAAGTTTTTCATTCTTTCTGAATAACTCTAAGTAGCACATAAGCAAGTAATTTAAATCTTTACCTGTTTGCTGGTGGAATGACTTACAAGCCGCAAGATTTAACTTGCAGTTGTAAGTTTTAAAACACAGGTTGATATGCATTACACGTCTGCCGCTGGAACGTGCGTAACAGCTCCACTAGAGTTAAATGACATTGCTGTCGATACCTTTGCTCCGTGCGGGATGGTGTCGCTCAATCCAGTAGGTACAAATAATCCTGTGAATGATTCGTCAGTCGCCGCGCCTGAACCTGTAAATGTTAACGTGTAAGTATCCTGTGTACCAGCAAGGGAATCAGCGCGAATCTTTCTGAATTCTGTATTGTTATTATAGGTAAAGTCACCTGCAAAAATATGCTGCTTAGTTGCTAGCTCACCATCTAAATAAGTGACGTTGTCGCCGTTTGATTTATTGCCAATCTCGATAGGGGTACCACCGAAAGTATGTGTAAAATCACCTTGACCCACGATTGCGCCTGATGTGTTATTTACTACTATTGCGTTCTACCTTGTGCTAAATGTTAAATAATTAATTGATCACTTATGATTATATCATTCTAACATAATTATGCTATATTGGTAATGCGCCTAGGCTTAGCGGCTGAACATTGTGACACACTACACAATGGCGCGACTCATTATAGTGATAGTCAAAGTGAGACTAATATGAATATACCTCTAGATATGGTTGAAAATACCATACACAAAACAAAAAATAATGGCTCATTAAGAATAAAGCATTACAAAGGTAAATATGATGTTGATGTTGTTTTTATTGACACAGGATTTGTCAGGAACGCTGAATCCAGCGCTATAAGAAACGGTAGTGTAAAGGATTTAATGAAGCCGTCAGTTTGTGGTGTTGGCTACTTCGGAGTTGGTGACTATAAAGCTCAAATCAACAAAGTAAAAACAAAAGAGTATGATGTTTGGTCTGCCATGCTAAAAAGATGCTATTCAGAGACATCTAAAAAATACAACCCTTCATATTCAAATGTTAGCGTGTGCGATGAATGGCATAATTTTCAAGTTTTCTGCGCATGGTTCAATGACAACTATATAGATGGATACTGCCTTGATAAGGATATACTTTCAACTGGTGCTAGACAGTACAACAAAAACAATTGCTCGTTTGTTACTCATAGCGACAATAACATAAAAGCCAACGCTAAGTATTTTAGGTTTAAATGGGTTAACGGTTATGTTGCAGAGGTTTATAACCTAACTGAGTTTTGTAGGGAAAATAAACTATCCCAACAGTGCATGAGTGGCGTGGCACACAAAAAGCAAAACATGCACAGAGGGTGGAGCCTAGCGTGATGAAAAGGTGAGGTAGTTAATGCTGACATCACGCTGATACCAAGCCTCGCTTTCTGAGCCAGTATTAACAGTGCTTTCAAGTGTTGTAACCGTTTGGGTATTATACACCATTTGGGTGT